TTATTGACCTCCAACGACCGGAACGACAGCAATTTTGCGATCATACCGCGCTGTTTGTTCCACATTTTTATGTCCGGAGATAGCCTGTTTCTCGTAAATATTCCCTTGCAGGTCTGAGATACCTTTCGCTTTCAGATCATGAAATGTGAAGTCAAAACTCAAATGTGGGTGTTTTATCCGCGCTTCTTCTTTGGCTTTTCTCCATCGGCTGTTGAAGCCATCCCTGGTGTATTTGTGTCCGGTAGGTTGATGAATAATATACAGGCTGCTCATCCCTTCGTTGAGGGGCAGTGCTTTAGCAAGTTCAATTGCTGCCTTCAACCGGTCGGTCCATGCTTTAATCTGTGCTACTGCTGTTTTGCTTTGCTTAATCAGTATTCCTTCAGCCATAAGCTGGCTTTTCTTCATCTCAAGTACATCGTTTTGACGTGCGCAGCACAGATATGCCAGCTCCATAGCTACACGTACGACATCAGGAGATACGCCATATAAGGCGTTGTACTCTTCGTGCGTGATGTAGCGATCCCTGCCAGTCTCTTTAAATTGCTTAACGCCTTTTGTGGGATTGCCCTTGGCATAGCCGCGTTCGTAAGCCCAGCGATACACGCGTGACATAAATGCTTTTTCCCGGTTGGCCTGGGTGCGACTCTTCACGCCACGCTTATCGAGGTATTTACGCACGTGTTCAGGCTTGATGCTATCTGGTGGCATCTGCCCGAAAACATCGATTATCTTTTTGGAGTATTTGCGGTAATCCTTCTGTGTTTCAGCGGCCAGTTCAAAAAAATCTCCAGACTGGAAAAATTTTTCTATAAGTCCTGAAAGTGCTGATTCGTCCGGTCTGTCATTAATCAGCGCTTCCCAGGCAGTCCATACCTGCGCCTGTGTGCAGGTCTTATCACAGAGGCGGATGTTACCGCCTCCCTTTGGATGATACTCATAGGCTGAACGTCCGAGGTAAACCCTCGGAGGCATCCAGGCATCTTCTTTGTTTTTGCGTGCGCGTGGCATTAGTCAAGAGCTCCAAAATTAGGCTGAGGTCCGTTAGCATCAACCGCTTTCTGTCGGTGTGAAAGCGGATCATTGAAATGCGCCCACGTTGTGCGAGGGCGTCCATCGCGCCTGGTTATAAAAAATATCCCGGCATCACGCAAGCTTTCGCATTGCTTTGACGGAATTTTATAACCGGTCAACTTTTCAATATCAGCGTCTGAAATGATATCATTTTCGACTTTCATACCCACCTCACACCACGCTCAGGCCACGACAGTGGCACCACGTCTCAAACATTCGTTTAACCACTTCCCTACAGTAAAAACCGTCGCAATCTCGCGTAAGGTCGTAACGGCTCCCGTACCGTTGACGCACCCATATTTCAAATGCTTTGTGCATCACTTCACCTCTGCAGATAACGTCGTCACAATGACATGCTGGCGCGCCTTGGGTTTTATCAGAAAAATAGCCTTGTCATGCCTGAGCCCGTATCCACCTTCACGTTCGCAGCGTGCGACTGAGGCGCACAAAGAGCGGGGAATGCCTTTCTTGCTGATATCAAATACCCAGGCGTTTTTAAGGTCGAGGATCAGATTCCCCACGTCGCCACCAATGCGTTCGATATAGCGTTCAATAGCGTGAACGGTCACCATATAGTGGCGAAACTGCACACTTCCTGAGGCGGTCATAATTGGCGTAGTGGTGGTCATCACTTCACCTCCACGCCAATTCCGGCAATAACACAAGCTCGCTCGATAGCTTCTTTCACCAAGCGCTTATAGCTTTCCTGGTGGAATGCCTCGTTTTTGCCCGTGCCGCTCCAGAACGCCTTTGATGTGATATCTGGCAGGGAGATAGTCAGAGTTTTCTTCCCGATACCTCCAGAGCTTTCGCAAAAAGTTAATGCGTCGCGTAGTTCTTTAACACACGCGTAGTTTTCTGCTTTGTCAGGATCACCGGTACGATGTTCCGCTTCTTGTCTGCACCATGTGATGACTTTCTCAGCGGCTACGTGGAGACGCTGACGTTGCCAGTCGTAATCGTCGACAAGGCACTGCAGGTGAAGGTGCTTTGCTTCAGCCTGCTCCAGTTTTGTACGTAAACTTTCGATCTCCGCCGCCATGTAGTAGCCGGTTTTGCTCCAGGTATCCACATCATAGCCGGTCATATCCGGTTCCATCGTCGCCATCAGAACGGCGTCGTGATAGTCCTGGCTGCCACTGGTAATCGCAACCGCGTAGGTGTCACTGTTTTCGCGCTTATGGATAAGCACGACAGGGTTAGTGATTTTGCTCATTTCGCCGTCTCCCGCTCAGCTTCGATGATGGCATCTACAGCCATCACCAGAGTACTGGCTAGGTCGTCGTAATCCTGCCAGGCATCATTGCTAAAAAAATTCGTGAGCATTACCGGCGCTATCTGCACAACGAGGTGCTGGCGGTAAGTCATGCCACGGGGAGTGCGCGGGCATGGATAGGCTGGTTGCTGACCTTTGCTCATCGTTTCACCTCACGCTGTACGGTTTTATAAGCCCGCAGTGCATCGCGGGTTTTCCCTGAAATAAATGTCTTCATGAAGAATGCTCCGCGCCGTTCGCTGACCACTCCCGGCACCAGAAACAGAGTGGTGTCAACCACCCGGTTATGTTTGCGAAACTCGAAAATAGTGCTGGTGATCGTTACCGATGCAACCGCCCCGTAGTCGTTGAAGTCAATTTTCATCACAGAACTCCTGCCAACATTTTCATTGCACCGATAAAACCTATTGCACCGGCTGCGGCGCCAATACCAAACAGAATTGAGAAGAACAGTGCCCACAGGGAGCACACATACATCTTTTTCATCCTTCCATCGCCTTACGGTGCAGTTCGAACACCGTCGATTTCATCGGCATGATTACCAACACTGGATCGCCGTAAAAAGTGTTAACAGCTACGTTAAACAGCACCTGACATGGTTTTTCAGGGCCAAAGAGTTTGAAATTAACGGGCATTGATGTGAATTCCTTGCCAAACATGCGATAAGGCAAAGCCAGCAATTCAGCGGCAAAAATGGGGAACTCGGAACAGGGTTCTTCCTCTGTCGGCAGCAACTTGCCAAGATCCGGAAACTTGCCTTCAACGAGTTCAAGCTCGTTATGCCCAACTGGTCGCTCGTAGTCGTCCAGATGAGCAGCAATCCACTGGCTGCCAATTTTCTGGAATACGGTTCCTTCTGCGCTAGCCGGGATATCACCGTGCAGGATAAATACACCCTCAATTTCGGTTTTTGAACCATGTGACATTGATACGGCCGCAATACCATTGGTTGCCTGAATGTGGGTTGGCGTGATGTGTACACCTCTCAGGATTTTCCGTGCGTCTTCCTGACTGGCTGTGCAGCACAGAGCGGCTCGGAGCAGATCGGTATAAATAAACATTGCTTTCTCCTTAGTGAATCACATGCGCTTCTGGCATGCCGTTAGTGTTAATCTCTCCGATGTAGTCATCGTGAAGCATCTCAAGCCCTTTTCGCCCAAAGGGTGACATCCTGAATCCGTATCCGGGATCGGCAATCACCATGTCCTGATACATGCGAAGGGCAAGGGCTGAACCCTCGCAAACTCCATATTTCTCGATGGCAATGCCTTCCACATGGTTGGCGAGAGAAAAACGCAGCGGACCGGGATAGATACTCAAATTTCCTTTCTTGCCCGAATAGATCACTGCGATATCAACACCACCGTCTTCGTTCGGGATTTCGATAGTGCCGTTCTTATCCTTCTCTTCGTTGATGAATACTGTTGCTACCAGCCAGCGCCACAGAATGAGTTCTTTCTCTGTGCCTAGAGAAACCCAACCAGCTGCCACGGCATCCATAATGCAGGCCAACCAACGCAGCCCCTCTGAGTTGCGGGAGTCAAAGCGCGAACCATCGAATTGTTTAACCGCACCAGACCAGCCAATAACGCGATTTCCGATTTTGATGCCGTTTGGCGTAGTTTCTGGCGCTTCGTTATTGCTGCTCATCGAATACCCTCCGGTTTACTGGCCTGTAGTGCGTCAACCTCTTTAACGAAGCGGTCATGCATGGCGTCCCACTTCTCACACCACTTCTGCATGTCACGCTTAATGGCCAGAATGCGGCGAAGACGTCGAACACAGCGCTGGTGGGCTCCGATGTACTCAACTGTTGTGCCTCCTCGTTGCCAACAATTCAGTTCTTGATTGAGAGGGTGGACGGCCTGCACATCCGGGTAGCGCTGCTCGAAGCCGGAACGACTGAAAGCTTCGGTAGTCATGAAGAACGCCAGATAACGGATTGCAGTGTTGAGGGTGAAACATTTTTTAGTGCGCCCGTGTCGTACTGCCACGAACAAAGGGCCAACTGGCGTATCGTGTTTCTGTAACGCGAGGTCAATCGCGCTTACGGTACGGTTGTCAGTCATTCGATATCTCCTCAAGGCGCAGCTCCATTTCGCGAGCCATTTCGATAAAAGTGTCCAGTGCGCAAATATGTTCGTCATCGAGCAGTCGGCGGTCGCATGTCACACGACCTTTTTCGATGTAAAGAACAACGCGCCCGGTGAAATCCGGCAGAACATGCAAATTCACATTGAGGACGGGAATCGGAATCTGCACGTCCTGATAAGTCATCATTTGCTGGTTAACTTGCATTCTGAGTCTCCTGTTTACTCGTTAACTCTTCAGCCAGCGTTGCAATAACAGCATTCATAAAATCCACGCCAAGCGGTGTTAGCTTGTTTATTCCGGTACAATTTGAATAATGATTTGAAATTAATATTTCAGCTTCGGCTCGTTTATGATTTTCATGAATCATTGTTTCGAAAAACTTTATTAATGATTTTGTTAAAATGTCACTATCCAGTTCGACAGGGAGTTTTGTTCCATCAGTCATGTCAACTATCTGAAAATAATTACCGGTCCTTCTTTTCAGTGATGCCAGTTTTGCCTGTACGAGTCGGCGGCGACGGTTCTCAATTAATATGTTCATAACTACCGCCCGTAAGCTTTGCGCAGAAAAAGGTTTGCAATATGCAGATAACTATTTCCATAAGAGGCAAAGAGCTTTGCTGTGTTGTGTGCTGCTTTATCTTTCAAAAACGTCATTATTGCCCCCCCCCATTTTTGAGGTGTTCTCCATGGTCATTTGGGTCATGAAGCAAAGCTCATTAAGTAATGAGGTGAATCTTCCTGCTACCTTCACATCAGTGCGTGTGATTGCTGGCATAAGTAACTGGGTAAATTCAGCACGCAGCTCATGCGCATATTTATTGGCACACTCTGCTGTTTTGTGGGCTTTGTTTATGTAAAGAATGTCGTCATCCTGATTGGCTGGTTGGACTTTTTTATTCACGACTTCACTTCTGACGATAATATTCATTTGCATTTCCTCAGGGTGAGTGATACCCCACCAATTAAGGTGTTATTAAAAATTTTATTTATTAACCTAATTTAGTTTCGATGGCTTTCAGTTCATCCTTAACTTTTCTTGCGTAGTCATAAATTGTTGCTGACATCAGGCATTTTGGATCGTCACTATCTTTATCGGTGAAATATGACTCATTGTATATATGTGCCAGTTCGTTAAGCTGGTTCACTGTAATAGTCACATTAAATACATCATCAGCGATATCATCAATATCGATTCTATCTTTTGCTTTATCACCTCGAGTAGTAGTGGGTAACATCGAAACATACTCATTAACACCGTCCAGCGTTTTCTGCATTGAGCGAATAAGGCAAGCAATTGCATTATCCGCTTCTGGTGGCAATTCATTGATGCGGTAAATGACCTCAAGTAGTGAGGTGTTTTCCACAATATCAGCTGCGATGCTTTCCAACATTTCAATTGAATTTTTCATTCTCGCTCCCGTCGATGCTAAAGTTTAATCAAGTTAAACTTGATGATGAGAGAGTATATATGGGAAATGATTTAGTCAAGTTAAACTTGATTGTTTTTTTGAATGTATTTTGGGGTGGTAGGAAACGGGCAGGAAGCCCGTTTTGAATCAATGATTAACCGAATCGATTTATATTGAATGGAACTGAGGATACAACTTTTGATTGGATGTATAGCATGTTTAAAGCGTCCTTCTCGATGCACCAAGGTTGGTAATTTGGATTATCAGAAAGAACGACGATTTTGCTTCCTGTCTTCTGCAGTCTTTTGACGAAACATTCACCTTCAAAACAAAAGGCATATATTCCATCACCATCAAAATATGTGATTGTTTTGTCGAGAAATAGCAGATCTCCCGGTGCTATTGTTGGTAGCATGCTATCGCCTCTGGCATTTCCAATTTCGATGTTTTTGAATGGTCTGTTTCCGACCACTTGCCGGGCATACTCCGGATCAAGTTCGATGGAACGTACTACGTCAATAAAATCGCCTTTAACGTTGGTTCCATCACCACAGCTAAATTCGATGTCCAATACACTGAATTTTACACCATTTTTTTCGTCTGCTTTGTGAGAGGAAGCGGGAAAGGATGGGCTTTGCTCTTCACCTAAAAACCAAGATTGTGGATATCCACTGATCTCAGAAAGTTGAGCTAGACGCTTACCCCTGGGAACCGTATCTCCTTTCGTCCAGTACACAACAGTTTGCGCACTCACACCTAGTTGGCGGGCTAACTCCGCCTTACTCCAACCCTTTATCTTAAGTAGTTTTTGAATCATGTTTGCGGTTGCCACGCCATTCCCCCAAAGGTTTTATCCCAAAGTTAGCATGCATAAAGCATCGCTTGATTTCAAGTTTAACGCATGATCTTACTTCTTGCATGTTAATTAATACTTGATGTAACCTCTCAACATAAAGATAAACTTGATGGTGAGTTATGAATAAAGATTTACGTGTAAAGTTGGGAGAAATTACTTCTCAAAGAAGCATCGCCCAAGGTTTAGGGGTTACCCCTCAGGCCGTTAATCAATGGTTTGCTAAATCGGTAATTCCCGCTCGATTTGTATTGAAACTTTCAGAGCTGGTTGGATGGGCTATCACTCCACATGAGGTGCGGCCAGATCTTTACCCCAATAAGAATGATGGACTTCCTGACAGCTTGAAAAGGCATCGCCACACAGAACAAGGCGAGGCGTGACATGTCACAACGAACAACAGGAAGCTCAAAATGAATACCACTATCAAAACATTCGACTTTAAGTCTGATGCTGGTGAGCTGCTGGCTTCAGTTCGGACCTTGCTGATTAACAATGTTCCGTGGTTTGTGGCCGCGGATGTTGCCCTTGCGCTTGGTTACAGCCAGACGCAGGCGATGACAAAGCTGATTGATGATGAGGATAAAGATAATCAAACCATCCTTATTGGATGTAACTATACAAATCAATCAGTTATCAATGAATCCGGGTTGTATGCCGCAATCATGGGAAGTCGCAAAAAGCAGGCTAAGCGCTTCAAACGCTGGGTCACTGCTGATGTGCTGCCATCAATCAGAGCAACTGGCTCATACAGCCTTACTCCGTCCAATGATCTCCCTGATTTTTCAGATGAAGTGGCTGCTGCCCGCGCATGGGCAGACGAACGTGAAGCTGCCCGTCGAGCACTTGGATACGTCGAGCGCCAGGCAAAGTATATCGAGCACCTCGAAAACCTTTTTCAGCCGGGTATGTCTCCTTGCCAGTTCTGTAAGCAGTTGAACGGCGTCAACGTCCAGCAGGTTAATGCGTTTTTGTTCGAACATAACTGGCTCTATGACGACCAGCCAAATGCTAAATATCCGCGCTGGCGGGTTCATCACTATGCACGCGATCTCTACCTCAGTGAGCGTACCGGGCAGATAGAGCAGGACGACGGCGATATGCGCGACACATTCAAGCCGCTCCTGCTGCGCAAAGGCGCGGTGTGGATTTACCGACACTATCTCAAGGGGCACCTTCCGATGAAGAAGCGCTGGGATGGCAAGTTTACTCACGATACTGAGCTAGCGGGTGCAGCATGAGCATGCTTTTTAATTTTCGCCCTCTAGTCATCAACCCTGAGCTTGCTACGCGTATCGGTCTGAACGAAGCGATCGTATTGCAGCAGGTTAACTACTGGATTAACGACAAAGAACAGGGAGTTATCCATTCTGGTCGCCGCTGGGTGTTCAACAGCTATGAGTCGTGGGTAAAACAATTCCCGTTCTGGTCGGCAGATACCGTTAAACGCGCTTTTACATCACTCGTCAAACAGGGATGTCTCGATGTCGAGCAGCTCAATAAGTCCCAGCATGACCGGACAAATTATTACACCATCAACCATGATTGCGAGTTGCTTAATGATGCGGAACAGGTGCCCTCATCGAACGGGGCAAGTTGCCCTGATCGACAAGTGCAGGATGCACCGATGGATGAGGGGAAAAACGCCCGCTCTCTAATGGTTACTACAACAAAGACTACTACAGAGATTAAAAACACTCTTGGTGCATCGGCTGGCACCGCTACACCGACAGCCATTTCCGGAAGTGGTAAATCATCTGGAAAAACCAGTGGTACGAAACCAGCAGCGCGACAGGAATACTCTCCAGAGTTCGAAGCCGCCTGGCAAGCATACCCAAAACGCGCTGGTGGCAATCCGAAAGCAACGGCTTACAAACACTGGAAGGCTCGCATCGCCGACGGCGCTACGGCATCAGAGCTGCTGGCGGGCGTGCAGCGCTACGCGGCCTACATCCGCACGACGGGCAAGCTTGGTACTGAATACGTCAAACAGGCGGCAACGTTCTTTGGGCCCGATCGGCATTTCGAAGAAGCCTGGCAAACTCCATCCGCTCCCGGAGGTGGGCGTCGCAGTGCGCTTCCGGTATCTGGCTTCAGTGAACAGGATTACGGCCAATCAGACTGCAACTGGTGACAAGGGGAAACACAATGCTGAACATCAAACAACGCGAAGAAAGGGATTCTCTGCTGGCGAAACGTGAGGGGCTTCGTGAAGAACTAGCGTTCGCTGTAGAACATAAAACTCCGTGGCAGTTGAGGGGCTGGGAGTCAGGAGAAGTCCATTCCGCAGTCTGCGAAAAACATGGCGACTATGAGCGCATGTCGCTCACTGGTAAAGCGTTTCGTGGTACCGAAAATGTTAAACATTCCCTGTGCCCGGGGTGCGTGCGCGATGAGCTGGCGGCAGTCGATGCCGGGCTGCATGCGTTGCAGGTATCTGACCTGCTGGACAACGTCGGGATCGCCCGCCGATTTGAGGGCTGTGAGTTTAGTAATTATCAAGCGGTTAATCAGGGTGCTGCAAAAAACCTTGAAGCCTGCCAGCGCTACGTCAACAGTTGGTCGGAGCGTCTTAACGCAGGAACGGGGCTGGTGATGACCGGGAACTGCGGGACAGGAAAGAACCACCTGGCTGTTTCGATGGCGAAAAGCATTATTCGAAACTATCTCGCAAGGATTGAAATCACCGATGTTATGCGTCTGACCCGGGCTGTGAAAAACACGTGGCGCCACGGTGCTGACAGTACCGAGGAAGACGTTATCGAACGTTTCGCATCACTGGATCTGCTGATTATTGATGAGGTGGGCGTGCAATTCGGTAGTCCGACGGAAATGACCATTCTGCAGGAAATTATCAACGCCCGCTATGAGAGCGTACTTCCGACAATCCTGATAAGTAACCTGACCTTTGAGCAATTGAAGGAGTCCATCGGTGAGCGCATCGTGGACAGGGTTACCGATGGTGGGCGAAACCGTCTGGCGTTTGGCTGGGAAAGCTATCGCGCAATTGCTGCAGGGATAACCGCATGATGACTCCGGTATGGAAAAATAATGATCTGGAAGGTGCGGTAATTGGCGCAATTTTTCTGCGCAATACCGATCCTGAGGTTCTGGGCATTCTTTCCCGTATGCCGGCGAGCGTATTCTCCGTCCGTCAGTACCGTGAAATTTATTCTGGCATTTGTCGTCAGGCTCGCGGAACCGGAGTGATAGATCCGCTGTTGCTTTGTGAGGCCATGCCAGAACACAGCGCAACGATACTCGAATCAAGTCGTATCGCCTGGGCTAAATCAGCGCTGACGTATTACGTCTCCACTCTGGAACGTAACGCTGCCGTTCGTGACGCTGAGGCTGTAATCGAGACGGCGCTGGCTGGCATTCGCAATGCTGCCAATGGTGATAACGCAGTCGAAGCGTTGAAGGCCGCACAGGGGGCTATGGCTGCAATCTCACTCACTCCTGATACCGTTCAACCTGTGCATATTGATGAAATTTTACCTGCGGTAATTGACCGGGTAGACGCAAGAAATCAGGGGCTAGAAGAGGCCAAACCTCTGATGACCGGTATTGAAGAACTGGACGTAAAAACCGGTGGCATTGAACCGACAGATCTGGTCTTCATTGCCGCCCGTCCGTCGATGGGGAAAACCGAGTTTGCCCTGGACATTATCGATAAAGTATCAGAGCAGGGGCATGGCGTACTGTTTTTCAGCATGGAGATGGCCAACATCCAGATTGGCGAGCGAATGGTATCTGCTGCTGGTGGCATGTCAGTGTCCAGGCTCAAAGAGGCCGCGAAGTTTGAAGATGAAGACTGGGCAAGGTTATCTACAGGTATTGGGCATCTTACCGGGCGCAATATCTGGATGGTCGATGCCACAGATCTGACGCTTGAACAGATCCAGCAAACGGCAACCAGTCATCAGATTGCTCATCCTGAAACCGCGCTGGTAGTTATCGATTATCTGTTACTCATTAAGATCCAGAGTACGGCACGCTATGACCTCGCGGTGGGTGAATTGTCGAAGGGGTTAAAGCGACTCGCCAAAACAAACCGCACTCCCGTTCTGGCCCTGAGCCAGCTTTCAAGAGGCGTTGAATCCCGACCTAACAAACGTCCTATGAACTCAGACCTGAAGAACTCCGGCGAAATTGAGGCAGATGCTGACATCATCATGATGCTCTATCGCGATGAAGTGTATAACCCCGAATCACCGGCAAAAGGGATCGCGGAAATTAACATCACCAAACAGCGTAACGGCGTTCTTGGGACCGTATACCGCCGTTTCTACAATGGGCATTTTCTGCCGATTGACCAGGAAGAAGCGAAATCAAAATCAGCCCCGCAGCAAAAATCACAACCGCGTCGGTATGCAAAATCTTAAGGAACCAATAATGGATCGTCTAATTCACGAAATGTCTTATTTATTCACCAAAAAGCGCTTTATGGAACTCCAGGATGCTGCACGAGACATAGCTATCAGTCATAGCGACTATCCCGAATGCTTTGGTCTTATTGCTGATGCAATCGATGAGTTTCTTGAAGATAAGCCTGAGGATGAATGGCTTGAGCGGGAAAAAATATTTATGCACTACGTTGCAATGCGATCGATATCGCTATGGGGGAAAGGCCATAAAGTTTTCGATATTCAGTGGGCGCATCCTGGATGGTTTGGCACTGCCGAGAAGGGAGACACTACCCAATGAAACTGGAAGCATCACTCAAACATTTCAGCCCTCAGGGGATGCATATCAGCGACGACGTGAAAGGAACCTCTCCGGATCGTCTCACCGACACTGATGTTATGGCTGCCATTGGCACCACCAGCAGCCGCGCACGGTTTGGCTTGGCGGCGTTCTTTGGTAAGGCGGGGATCAGCAAAACTGATGAACAACTGGCGGTTCAGGCGCTGGCGCGTCACGCGATGGACGTTGCACCGAAAAATGTGCGCAAAGCAGCCGGTGGTGAGCTTGGATGGTGTATGCAGGTGCTGGCGCAATTTGCCTTTTCTGAATACTCGCGTTCGGCGGCCACCAGCGTGATGTGTCACACCTGCAACGGTAGTGGTCTTATTTCTCAGTATGAGGACGTGGTTAAGTACCCTGGATTATTCAATCATGATGGTGATGAAATTGTCGCCACTGACATTAAACGCGAACTTGTGAAACGGCTCTGTATTGTTTGCGATGGAAAAGGCGAAATAAAAGCACGCTGCCGTTGCGGTGGAAAGGGCGAGGTACTCGACCGCAAAGCCACTAGCGAGCGCGGCGCACCGATGTTTAAAACCTGTGAGCGCTGCAGCGGAAATGGATTTTCTGCTATCTCCTCGGCGACGGTACACCGTGCCATTCTGAAGCGCCTCCCTGACCTCCATCAGTCTTCATGGTCACGCAACTGGAAACCCTTCTATGAAATGCTGGTGGATACACTGCGGCAGGGGGAGCATCACGCAGCTGTAGAATTCGAGAAGGCAACAACTTATTAATATGAGCGGAGCAAATGGCGACTCTTTTTTGCACGTTAGTGTTGACTTTGCATAAAATCGTCCTGTATGCTTTCCATCGTGGGATATTACGCCTACACGACATCAAGCCCGCCTCGGCGCGGGTTTTTTATCCCCTTCAAGGTTTTTACTCAGCACGTTTGCTATGTTGTGTTTTTTAACTGAGGGTCAGTTGATGAGCACAGATGAAAGCCTGTTAAGTAGGGTTCAGGAAGTACGGATCGTTGAAGATGTAGAGGAAGTTAACCTGGGCCTTTCTAAAGGTTGGGTAATTCTGATGATTACCGAGAATACTACTATCTGGGATGACGGCAGCAAAAGCAGTCGTATTACATATCACATGGGCAAACCGAAAACATTGCCGATCTGAATATCCAGGATAAAAAATAAAGTTCACTCTTATATAGGTCACCTCGTGGTGGCCTTTTTCATTTCAGGCTCACGGGTATCACTCACTGCGTGCTTTGTTGATAAATCCAGCCCGTGAAGCCTGCTTCCTTACTACAAACAGCACCCGCTAACTATGCGAGGTGAGGCTATGAAAATGAATGACAAGAACCCTGAATTCTGGGCTGCGGTTTTGACCGGACTCAAAAATGCGTGGCCCCAGATTCTGGGGGCGTCAATGGCCGGACTCATTGCCTATGGTCGTCTGATATATGACGGTGCAACGCGAAAAAATAAATGGCTTGAGGGCGTCCTTTGTGGCGCCCTTTCTTTATGCATCACCAGCGCGCTTGATGTGGTTGGCCTTCCTGTATCGATATCACCGTTCGTCGGTGGTGTGATTGGATTCGTCGGCGTAGACAAACTGCGCGAAATCGCTATCAGCGCACTCAAAAAAAGGGCAGGGGTGACCGATGACAACCAGTAATGTTTCCCGCGGTATCCGCAACAATAATCCCGGCAATATCCGCTGGGGTGACGAATGGCAGGGCCTGGCACCCAAAACACAGCGCACCGATAAAGCATTTTGCCAGTTCACCACGCCTGAGTATGGTATCCGGGCGATGATCATCATTCTGCGCAACTACCAGCACAAGCATGGTCTGAACACTGTAAGCGGCATTATCAAACGCTGGGCACCGCCAAACGAGAACAACACACAGGCGTATATCAACAGCGTGGCTCAGGCGGCGGGCGTTACCCCCGACCAGCGCATCGATACCAGCGACAGCCGTTTCATGATGAAATTGCTACAGGCAATCATTAAGCACGAGAACGGTAGCCAGCCTTACGGATTCGATACGTTTGTTCGCGCAGTCGAACTGGCGGGGTAATCATGAATATCGCGCTGGTGGAACAATACTGGAAACCACTGGCGCTAATATTGCTGGTGGTAGGCGCGTTTATCACCGGAAATGTCTGGAGCGATCGGGGCTGGGAAAAGAAGTGGGCTGACCGTAATAGCGCGGAATCATCGCGAACAGCGAACGCGCAGACCGCCGCCCGCATGATTGAACAAGGGCGTATTATTGCCCGTGATGAGGCCGTAAAAGATGCACAAGCGAAAGCCGCTAAATCTGCTGCTACTGCTGCTGGTCTGTCTGCCACTGTTAAGCAGCTGCGCACCGAAGCAACAAAGCTTGCCACCCGCCTGGACGCCGCAAAGCACACCGCAAATCTTGCCGCTGCCGTCAGAAGCAAAACAACCGACGCCGACGCCAGAATGCTCGCCGACATGCTCGGAGATATTGCAGCAGAAGCTAAACGTTATGCTGGAATCGCTGACGAACGCTATGCCGCCGGGGTGACTTGTGAACGCATTTACGATTCGGTGAGAGAGTCAAATAACAATCCCATAGCCTCGCAATAGCGGGGGCTTTTTAACAACTGAGGTATGAGCATGACAGTAGTTCTTACAGCTAAGCAGATTGAAGACCTGGCAGCATTCGCTAAAGAAGATGGTCAGCCACAATACACCATCACCACTGGGACAATCCCGGAATTCGAAGCGGAAGATGGCGAGATTATCCCTGAATATAAAGGGCTGATCGCCTATTCAGAGTCACTTGAGCACGGTGTGTTGCAACTCGACGACTAACGGCATTACAGCAGGCATTCACTGAGTGCCTGTGATAATGCAACAGCATGGGGGAAATGATGAAAAAATTAAAAGTTACGGTTGTCCGCCTTGAGGAATACTGTGATGGAGCTCTTCAAGGCGCGACAGTTAATTTCCAGGTGATTCAGAATGGACGCGTGCTGGCTGAAGACTCACTATCTGGTAAGGCAACACACCCGTTCTCGAAAATGTATGATGTTAACGCCAGTGATGATGCTATTAACGTTAAGCATGACCGTCCTGATTTGACATGGTTAACGATTGTCGCAGAGTTTGTTGAATAATATTTGTTTTGTTTCCGCAATTGAATAGCATGATCTCCGGGTACCCAAAGGAGATAACTATGTTTGTTGCGGAAGGTTTAAAGCCCGATCTTGATAATAAAGGATGGGTTAAAGGGTGGGGTGTTGTTCGTAATACCCCTTGGCATTTAGCCGGGGTTTACGCCACCAAAGACGTTGCTGAAACCAAAGCAGCTTCACTCGGTGCGGATTATGAAGCTCACTACGGTTCTCACAGACTCGATAGTGATGATTTCGTCTACTGCATGTAAGTCGCACCATCTGACGGTCTGGCCTCGCTTATGCGGGGCTTTTTATCAACAGGGGAACAAGCCAAGTCGTGAACGTAGAGAATCTAAGTGACGCATATTACATCTTTAACGAGATGAAAGAGCTACAGCGACAGAAAGGCATGCTGGAAAGTGGCGCCGGGCTTGGTGTGACAATCCAGTCTACCTATCAGGATAATGCCTTTCTTGAGGCGATACGCCCGCATGCAGTTGCTGAACTTGATCGCCGTATAGAGGAGAAGAAATCCGCACTGAATTATTTAGGCCTCACCTTCTCTTAAGGTATTAGGGCATTACAACAAGCATTCCCCTGGAGCCATTAACAATGTTAATATTCCCACTAACTTGGAGGGGATATGTCAATAACAGATAAAATCGCCGTATGGGCAATGATAGGAACGTGGGTTGCAGCTGTTGCTGCAGTTATAGCGCTACTCTTTGCTAAGAGAACGTTAAATACATGGAAAGAAGAAAAAATAGAGATAGCTAAAGCAGAGTGGATTGCAGCGTTGGTTGATTATGCATCAAATATTTCTTTTCTTCCCGAAGCTATTCACTGGAACAACCCTAAAGACAAAGTTCATATAGATCGTGTTGCTACGCTTATGTATGAATGCATTAAGCGGTGGAAGATTTTCCAAACGTATCTAGAGTTAAGTGAAAAAAAGAAAAAAGAGTATTTAGAATTGTATTCACATAAATGGGGAGTGTTTTCTGTTGATCTTCATAATGGATATATGAATAGAGAAGTATCGAAAGATAAAGTGAAAGAGTATTGTATAAACTTATATAACTCATAGTGTGTATATTCCAATATTATTTTGATAACCATTAGCTATAGCTAGTGGTTTTTTTTTGCGCATTACACGCGCACATCAAAGAGAGTCTTTCAGTAGTGAGCCTGGGCAAACCGTTAACTTTCGGCGGCTTTGCCGTGCGACAGGCTCACGTCTAAAAGGAAACGCATATGAGACTTACAGTTCTGGATGATGATCCAGGAAGAAAGATTGACCTGCGCAAAGAGCGGTACTTGGTCTTAGTTGATGGTAAAGAGATAAAACATGTTTTCACCGCTGACGATGAAAAAGGCGAAGTTATTGCAGCAGAACTAGACCATGACGGATTTATGGTTGTTGATAACGGAGAAGTGAAAAGGATAGCAATTCGCGGCACCGTTGAAATCAAACGCCTGGAATCCTAACGGAGTGCATATGCAAGTAACGATAGACGGTATTCAATATGCGCCTGTCAGCATTTCACGCTCCGCAATTGGCATCGCAATCACAACTCATAATCGTCCGGAAGTTCTTAAGCGCACCATTGATCAGCATATGAAGCATCTTCCAACTGGTGCGCTGGTGGTTGTAATAGACGATGGTTCAAATCCTGCCGCTGTTGTACCTGCTAACGTGAAGCTGGTTCGACATGACAAATCATGCGGTATTGTCGCTTCAAAGAACGCCAGCCTGTCCGCGCTGGTGGATGCCGGGTGTGAGCATCTCTTCCTGTGGGATGATGATGCGTGGCCAATCGCTGATAACTGGCACCTGCCTTACATCGAATCTCCAGAACCGCATCTGGCTTATCAATTTCTCGATCTGGCTGGCCCACGAAAAATAAACGATATGACCGTCCTGCATCGGGATGATAAGCATATCGCTTACACCGGGCAACGCGGTGTTATGCTTTATTACCACCGCAGCGCCATTGATAAGGTTGGCGGATTCGATCTGGTATACGGTCGCGGCATGTACGAGCATCCCGATCTGGCGCTTCGGATTCACAACGCGAGTTTAACGTCGTGGGCGTTCGCTGATGTGGTTGGCTCTGAAAAACTGATTCATTCGATGGACGAGTACGAAGAGGTAGCCCGTTCAATCCCCCGGCCTGAACGCGAGAGTCTTGCAAAGTCCAACGCCTTAATTTACAGCGCCCGGCGGGACAGCGGCTATTCAGGGTATGCCCCGTATCGTCAGCAGCAGGATGTTGTGATCACTTCTCTCCTGACGCGTGAGCCAGATCCTCAGCGCAAAGTTAAGATGACAGCAGACCCAGCCTTATTACAGGTGTGGGCCCGTTCCATACGTGGCGCAAAAGCAGTGGTGCTAGCCGACGAACTGACTATTGCCCCGGAAGATGCCAGCCTTGAATCAGTTCCTGCATTGAGCATGAGCCCGTACTTTGCGCGCTGGCTGCATATCTATCAGCACCTGAGAGCGCATCCTGAATATCGATCCGTCTGGTGTACCGACGGTACTGACGTTGAGATGTTGCGGGAGCCCTGGTCAGAAATGGATCCGGGTAAAATTTACGTGGGCTCAGAGCATAAGACATATGCCGACGAATGGATGAAAGTCAATCACCACGGCACCGCATACCAACAATTTCTGAAGCAGCACCGCGACGAACCTTTGCTTAATGCTGGTCTGCTTGGTGGCAGCCGTGAGGACGTCATGGAGTTTGCACACCGGATCATCCGAAAGCATTACCTGATTGAAAGCCACCGCTTCTGGAAGATGGATACCGCACCTGCCACGCTGGTTGATATGGGCGTTTTCGGTATGGCTGCAAAGTCATTCGGCGATCGAGTCGTTACCGGCCCGAAGGTACACACCATCTTTAAAACGGATGGTGCAGGCAAAGAACATGCTTGGTGGAAACATAAGTAATCGGAGATACCTATGACACTTAAAAAACGCATTAAAATTCTTGAGGCGCAGATTGAAAAAATGAAAACAGCGACCGTAAAACAGGTCGCTGAAAGTGACATTAGCAATGGTTCTATACAACGAATCGTTCTGATTGATTAATTATCAATGCTGAAGTTAGTTGATTCGATTTTGTCTGCTAATGAAGAAAAAGCCTGTGGTGCGCCTTCTGCGTGATTGTTTTTTTCTGCCCAAATTCTGAGGTTTTTTACAACATCAGTTTTTACTGAAGGCAAAGCAGTAGATACAGCTGCCAGAGTAACAGTTAGTGCTGCTTCTAATGCTTCTATTTTTCGATACAGTTCAATTTGGTCTTGCTTGATAGTAGGCATTCAAATTCCTTAATCAGAGGTAAACAGCCATCCCTCTGTACCTGAGTGCGTCAGTGTCCCACCACTGACGAGCTGAGCACCCACTTTAACCAGGGTTAAAGAGAAGTAACACCCTGATATACAGACAGTAGCCGCCATTGTGCGGCTATTTTTTCATTGGAGATAAGCTGGTGGCTGAAGATATTAAGTTTGTTGTGGTTGGTCACCATTCCCGTTTTGCCTCAGCAGCTTTGCTAGCTGGTGAACTTGGCGCACACCTTCTTATTGATGAAGGGAATCACGGTGCGAACTGGAATCACCGGCGCGCTATCGAATGGGCTGTTGAGCAACCTTGCCGTGTAGTCGTGCTGGAAGACGACGCGCTGCTGGTGCAGGGATTCAGCGAAAAGGTAACTGACTGGCTGGTGCGTTTCCCTGACGACATGTTGAGCTTTTATCTCGGTACCGGCCGACCGCCGCAGTATCAGAAAGAGATAGCCGGAATGCTGGTGGATGTGGATCGCGTCTGTGGTGACCACATCGTATTAAGCAAGCTGATTCACGGCGTATGTTATAGCCCTCCTCAAGGCAGCCTGGCTCGCATGCTCAGCGCATGGAATAAAACGCTGGCAGCTGATTACGCCGTCGGTGAGGCATTCGGTGGCAGGGTTATATACCCGTGTTATTCGCTGGTGGACCACGCTGATCTCCCGACGGTTGAGCGTCACCCTGACAACGAGCCGAGGACAGAACGCCGCCGTGCATGGAGGCTGGCATGAACAAAGAGCCCCGTGTATATGGCAGCCGATGGGATAAGGCCCGTCTGCGTTTTCTCCAGCAGCACCCACTGTGTGTGATGTGCGAGCAGCAGGGGCGCATAACACCAGCAACGGTGGTTGACCATATCGTGCCCCACAAACTGAAAGATGCGCTTAAGTCAGGTAACCCGCTGGCCATATCGAAAGCACAGCTCCTGTTCTGGAATAAAGATAACTGGCAGCCACTGTGCAAAGCACATCATGATTCAACGAAACAGAGAATGGAGAAGAGCGGCGCGGTAATAGGCTGTGATGCCAACGGCTACCCGCTCGATCCTGCGTCTCACTGGAGGACATAATGAAAGACCTCATCATTGAATACCGCGATGGTAAGTTTGTTCAGCTGGCAATTGATGGCGTAGCGATGAAGACTGTTACCTCTATTCAGTTCTCTCACACGGTAGGAGAAAACGTGCCGACGCTGACCTTCTCAGGTCATGTGTGGCCCGAGCATGGGAAAGGCGCTCAGAAACTCGAACAGGTTGATAAACAGACCTCCTGGCATGATGAAGCAAAGCAGATTATGAACGAGTGAAATCGTTTCAAATGCAATCATTTCAAGTGAGAATGAATCCCATCAAGGGCAGGGGGGGATCAAATCTTCAAAACCTTTGCCCCAAATGACCGCCGCCAAAGTTTGATTTTAACGCTAACCCGATTTTTTTTAGTTTTAAGGTGTTGACATATGGCAGATAAACGAACCCGTTCCGACAGTTCGGCGGCAGCGGTTCAGGCCATGAAAAATGCAGCAGTGGACACCATCGATCCTCCGTCCCATGCAGGTTTGGAAAAAAAAGCCGAACCATTCTGGCATGACAATATCAGATCGAAAGCTCTGGACAGCTGGACGCCGGCCGACCTTCTGGCCGCTGTAGAACTGGCAAATAACCAGCTCTATATCACGGTTTTGCGTAAGGATTTACGCAAAGAAGAGCGAACACGCGGAGAGGGCCGCGAAGAAGGGCTTATCAAAGACCTCCGCAAGCAAATTGTTGAGCTGCAGCGAACTATTCTGGCCCAGCGCCGTGACCTCCAGATCCATTCCCACGCAACCAACGGTGAAAGCCGCGACCAGAAGAAACGCAATCAGAATGATCGTGATGCACGAAATACCAAAACCGAGCATCAGGACCAGGACGACAACCTGATCGCCTTTCCCAAGCACGGATAAAAGACTATGACGCGAGGTGAGCGTGTAATAGCGTTCATTGAGCGCTTTTGCATCGTGCCGGAAGGCAAGCTTATCGGCCAGCCTATGCGGTTGGACCCCTTTCAGAAAGATTTCATCCTGGCGGTTTACGACAATCCAGCCGGAACGGATATGGCGATCCTCAGCATCGCCCGAAAAAATGGTAAAACAGGCTTAATCGCTGGAATCCTCCTGGCTCACCTGGTGGGGCCTGAAGCGGTCCAGAACACGCAGATTGTCAGCGGTGCACTTAGCCGGGAACAGGCGGCCATCGTTTTTAACCTCGCGGTGAAGATGGTCAACCTGAACCCTAAGCTGCAGGAGATTGTTCACATTACGCCAAGCGGCAAAAAGCTGATTGGTTTGCCGTGTAACGTCGAATACAAGGCTTTATCCGCAGAAGGTAAGACGACGCACGGCCTTTCCCCCATTCTGGCCATTCTTGATGAAACCGGGCAGGTAAGGGGACCACAGGATGATTTTATCGATGCAATAACTACCGCGCAGGGGGCGCATGAGAACCCGCTGCTGGTTGTTATCAGTACGCAGGCAGCAAATGACGCCGACCTGCTGAGCATCTGGATTGATGATGCAGTCAAATCGAAAGACCCGCACATCGTGTGCCACGTTTATGAAGCGCCAAAAGATGCTGATATCAGTAAACGCGAGTCCTGGCTGGCCGCGAACCCGGCGCTGGGCACATTCAGGTCAGAAAAAGACATGGCGCGCCAGGCTGAGAAAGCTGGCCGAATGCCAAGCTTCGAAAACACCTTCCGAAACCTCAACCTCAATCAGCGCGTTTCTACCGTATCGCCGTTTATTTCCCGCAGCGTGTGGGAGCTTTGCGGAGAGATGCCGATTAATACCCCGAGGAAGTGGTACGCGGGGCTGGATCTGTCAGCCAGGAACGACTTAACGGCGCTGGTTATAGCTGGTGAAGCAGATGATGGTGTTTGGGATGTTTTCCCCTTCTTCTGGACACCGCAAAAGACTCTTGAAGAGCGAACCAAAACGGACCGCGCACCCTATGACGTTTGGGTGAGAGAGGGGCTGCTGCGCACCACGCCAGGCGCTTCGGTGGATTACTCATTCGTCGTTGCGGATATCGCTGAAATTATCGGTGATTTCGACCTTACCTCGATGGCTTTTGACCGTTGGCGCATTGACCAGTTTAGGAAGGATGCCGATGCCATTGGGCTGAACCTCCCGCTGGTCGAGTTCGGACAGGGCTTTAAGGATATGGGGCCAGCTGTAGACACGCTGGAGTCTCTGATGCTTAACGGGCGTGTGAGGCATGGCATGCACCCCGTATTAACGATGTGTGCTGTGAATGCGGTGGTGGTGAAAGATGCTGCTGGCAACCGCAAGCTCGATAAATCCAAAGCAACGGGCCGTATTGATGGCATGGTCGCAATGACAATGTCCGTTGGTGCTGCTAATGGGGAAGTTACCGAACAGGGTGGTGACTTCGACGACTTCATTTTCCGACCGCTGAGCATGTGATGGAAGAACCTAAATACACGATTGACCTGCGAACCAATAACGGCTGGTGGGCAAGGCTGCAGTCCTGGTTTGTCGGCGGGCGTTTAGTCACCCCAAATCAGGGCTCACAGACGGGGCCTGTTTCGGCCCACGGACACCTGGGCGATTCATCCATTAACGATGAACGGATACTGCAAATTTCGACGGTTTGGCGCTGCGTGAGCCTGATTTCAACGCTCACGGCATGCTTACCGCTTGATGTCTTCGAAACCGACCAGAATGACAACCGCAAAAAAGTGGGTTTGAGCAATCCGCTGGCGCGACTGCTGCGCTACTCACCGAATCAGTACATGACCGCCCAGGAATTCAGGGAGGCCATGACGATGCAGCTCTGTTTCTACGGTAACGCGTATGCACTGGTGGACCGCAACAGCGCGGGTGACGTGATCAGCCTTCTCCCGCTTCAGTCTGCCAATATGGATGTGAAACTCGTCGGAAAAAAAGTGGTTTATCGCTATCAACGCGACAGCGAATACGCCGACTTTTCGCAGAGAGAGATTTTTCACCTTAAAGGCTTCGGATTTACCGGGATGGTCGGCCTGTCACCCATTGCTTTTGCCTGTAAATCGGCAGGTGTGGCAGTTGCGATGGAGGACCAGCAGCGAGATTTCTTTGCCAATGGCGCCAAGTCTCCGCAAATCCTCTCAACCGGCGAAAAAGTGCTAACTGAACAGCAGCGCTCGCAGGTCGAAGAGAACTTCAAAGAGATCGCCGGCGGCCCGGTTAAAAAACGCCTCTGGATTCTGGAAGCGGGCTTTTCCACATCGGCAATTGGTGTAACGCCGCAGGATGCCGAAATGATGGCGTCCCGAAAATTTCAGGTAAGCGAACTGGCGCGATTCTTTGGCGTACCGCCTCACCTTGTCGGCGACGTCGAGAAATCAACAAGCTGGGGATCGGGCATCGAGCAGCAGAATCTCGGCTTTCTGCAGTACACCCTGCAGCCCTATATCTCCAGGTGGGAAAACAGCATTCAGCGGTGGCTTATTCCTGCTAAGGATGTTGGCCGCATTCATGCTGAGCACAATCTCGACGGCTTGCTGAGGGGCGATTCGGCATCCCGCGCTGCCTTTATGAAGGCAATGGGAGAGGCAGGGCTACGCACCATCAACGAGATGCGACGAACGGACAACCTCCCGCCATTACCGGGTGGCGATGTGGCAATGCGCCAGTCGCAATACGTGCCGATCACCGATTTAGGAACCAACAAAGAGCCCCGTAATAACGGGGCTTAATTTTTATGGGGGCCGTAATGCCTGAAATCGTAAAAACGCTGTCCTTCGACGAGACAGAAATCAAATTCACCGGTGACGGTAAACAGGGGATTTTTGAAGGCTATGCCTCTGTTTTTAATAACACCGATTCCGATGGCGACATCATTCTGCCTGGGGCGTTTAAAAATGCACTGGCGAACCAGACCCGCAAAGTGGCGATGTTTTTCAACCACAAGACGTGGGAGCTGCCGGTTGGTAAATGGGACAGCCTGGCCGAAGACGAAAAAGGCCTGTATGTGCGCGGTCAACTTACCCCAGGGCACAGCGGCGCCGCCGACCTGAAAGCGGCAATGCAGCACGGTACGGTTGAAGGTATGTCGGTTGGCTTTTCCGTTGCGAAAGACGATTACACCATCATTCCAACAGGCCGCATTTTTAAGAATATCCAGGCTCTGCGCGAAATCAGCGTCTGCACTTTCCCCGCCAACGAACAGGCTGGCATAGCAGCCATGAAAAGTGTCGATGGCATTGAAACGATCCGTGATGTGGAGAACTGGCTGAGGGATTCAGTCGGGCTCACCAAATCACAGGCAGTTGGGCTAATAGCCCGGTTTAAGTCAGCGATTCGGAGCGAGTCCGAGGGCGACGGAAACGAAGCACAAATCAACGCTCTGCTTCAGAGCATCAAATCTTTCCCTTCTAATTTAGGTAATTAATTATGTCTGAACTCGCTCTCATTCAAAAAGCTATCGAAGAGTCACAGCAGAAAATGTCCCAGCTTTTCGATGCGCAGAAAGCAGAAATCGAAAGCACTGGCCAGGTTTCTAAGCAGCTGCAGTCCGACCTTGCGAAAGTACAGGAAGAACTGACCAAATCCGGCACTCGCCTCTTCGATCTTGAGCAGAAACTGGCCTCCGGTGCCGAAAATCCGGGTGAGAAGAAATCCTTCTCCGAACGCGCTGCCGAAGAGCTGCAGAAGTCCTGGAACGGCAGCAAAGGCAGCTTCGACGCGAAAACCTTTAACAAGTCGCTGGGCAGTGATTCTGATTCTGCAGGCAGCCTGATCCAGCCGATGCAGGTTCCAGGCATCATCATGCCGGGCCTGCGCCGTCTGACCATTCGTGATCTGCTGGCGCAGGGCCGCATTTCCAGTAACTCCCTGGAATACGTCCGTGAAGAGGTGTTTACCAATAACGCCGATGTGGTGGCGGAGAAAGCGCTGAAACCTGAATCTGATATTACCTTCAGCAAACAGACCGCGAACGTGAAGACCATCGCCCACTGGGTGCAGGCGTCACGTCAGGTTATGGACGATGCGCCAATGCTGCAGTCATACGTCAATAACCGCCTCATGTACGGTCTGGCGCTGAAGGAAGAAGGCCAGCTGCTGAACGGCGACGGTACCGGGGATAACCTGGAAGGTCTGAACAAAGTGGCAACAGCCTATGACACCTCGCTGAATGCCACCGGCGACACCCGCGCTGACATTATCGCTCACGCTATTTACCAGGTGACAGAGTCGGAGTTTAGCGCTTCTGGTATCGTCCTGAACCCGCGTGACTGGCACAACATCGCGCTGCTGAAAGACAACGAAGGCCGCTATATCTTCGGTGGTCCTCAGGCGTTTACCAGCAACATCATGTGGGGCCTGCCAGTGGTTCCGACTAAGGCGCAGGCCGCCGGCACCTTTACGGTGGGCGGTTTTGATATGGCCTCACAGGTGTGGGATCGCATGGATGCCACCGTGGAAGTCAGCCGTGAAGACCGCGATAACTTCGTGAAAAACATGCTGACCATCCTGTGCGAAGAGCGCCTGGCGCTGGCGCACTATCGCCCGACGGCAATCATCAAGGGCAGTTTCTCTTCTGGCTCATGATGGAGGGGGCGGGGTGACCCGCCCTTTTAACTTATGGCGATAGATGTTCTGGATGTAATTGGCCTCCGCCTGTTTAAGCAGCAGATTGAATTTGAGGAAGACGACAGGGACGAGCTGATCACCCTGTACGCTCAGGCCGCTTTTGACTACTGCATACGCTGGTGCGATGAACCAGCATGGAAAGTTGCAGCTGATATTCCTGCAGCCGTTAAGGGCGCCGTTCTCCTTGTCTTTGCTGACATGTTTGAACACCGCACCGCGCAAAGCGAAGTACAGCTTTATGAGAACGCTGCAGCAGAACGCATGATGTTCATCCATCGCAACTGGCGCGGTAAATCTGAACCTGAGGAGGGATCCTGATGGAACCTGGACGATTCAGGCACAGGGTAAAAATTCTCACCTTCACGACTTCGCGCGATCCATCTGGTCAGCCGGTTGAATCGTGGAGTGGTGGCAACCCGGTCCCGGCTGAGGTGAAGGGGATCAGCGGCAGAGAGCAGCTTTCAGGCGGCGCGGAAACGGCGCAGGCAACCATTCGCGTCTGGATGCGCTTCAGGGCAGAGCTGAACGCCTCTTCTCGTCTGGAAGTGCTCAGCGGCCCGTATAAAGGTCAGGTGCTAAATATCATCGGTCCTCCTGTAGCAAATGCGACCGGCACTCGCCTGGAAATTCTTTGCAAAACGGGAGCTGAAAAATGATTGAGACGAGCCTCGATTTTTCCGGGTTAAATGACATCGCAAAGGACCTGGAGGCGCTTAGCCGCGCTGAAAACAACAAGGTTCTGCGTGATGCCACGCGCGCCGGCGCAGAAGTGCTTAAGGAAGAAGTGATCGCCCGCGCTCCGGTGCGTACCGGGAAACTGAAAAAAAACGTGGTGGTGGTGACCCAAAAAAGCCGCCGCCGCGGGGAAATATCTTCCGGTATTCACATCCGTGGACGCAACATGCGAACAGGTAATAGCGACAACACCATGAAAGCCAGCGACCCGCGTAACGCCTTTTACTGGCGATTCGTTGAAATGGGAACCGTTAACATGCCACCGCACCCTTTCATTCGTCCCGCGTTCGATGTTCGCCAGGAGCAGGCGACAGAGGTTGCGATAAGGCGCATGAACCAGGCCATTGACGAGGCATTAAGCAAATGACTGAAAACGATCTCTATCCTCTGCTGGAACCGCTGGCCGGAGGGCAGGTTTATCCCTACGTTGCACCGCTCGGCAGTGACGGGAAGCCTTCAGTCTCGCCGCCCTGGGTAATTTTCTCGATTATTACCGACGTGGCCGCAGACGTTCTCTGCGGTCAGGCTGAATCTGCCGTTTCTGTGCAGGTTGATGTCTATTCCAGCACCATCGCTGAAGCGCGCACGATCAGGAATATGGCGCTTGATGCACTGCAGGTGCTGAAGCCGGAAAGCATTGTGAAAACGCCGGGCTATGAGCCTGATCTGCGCTATCACCGGGCAACACTCGAATTTCAGGTAACCGTTTAACCTTAACCACCATAACAGACCGCTTCGGCGGTCTTTTTTATCTGGAGAAATCATGACCAGTAAGTATGAAGTCACAAAGGGGATGACTTTTGCCGTCTCCGACGCACCAGTAACCGCCGAGGATTTTAACTCCTCAACTTTCCCGGGTGCAGGCATTACCTGGCTGGAAGCGGCCTGTGCCACGAAGGAGATCACCTTCACTGGCGGCCAGAAAGGTGATATCGACGTCACCACGCTGTGTTCAACCGAACAGGAGCAAACCAACGGCTTGGCGGCCCCGGCAGAAATGAGCATCACCCGTAACTGGGTTGGCGATGAAGCAGCACAGGAGGCACTGCAGACCGCGTACGAAAATGACGAACTGCGTGCGCTGCGTGTGGTATTCCCGTCTGGCAATGGTTTCTACGTGCTGGTGGAGGTACGCCAGAGCTCATGGTCTGCCGCAACATCTTCCGTTGTTGGCGCTACCTATTCTCTGCGTGTACGCGGCAAACCGAAACGCATCTACGCGTCTGGTTCCTGAGCGGCTTCGGCCGCTTTTTTTATCCATCCGATCATGTAACAAGAGAAAAATGAAATGCCGCAAAAAACATCACAGAATTCATTACGCAACGTGGCGCTTACAGCATCGAAAGCCTATCGCACCAAAGAAGGTATCACGGTCCCTGAATGGGATGGCGCAAAGGTAACGCTGCGTGAACCCTCTGGAGATGCCTGGGTGAAATTCCGGGAGATCGTTAATCCCCAGATCGCCGAGGGCGAAGAGGCACCGACGCTGACGGAGGCGGAAAAGTTTCTGCGTAACAAAGAGGCTGATGTGGTTCTGTTTATTGACGTTCTGCTGGATGAAAACGGCGAGCGAGTATTCAGCGATGAGGATCGGGAGCAGGTATCTAAAATTTATGGTCCTGTGCACTCCCGCCTGCTGGCTCAGGCCCTCAACCTCGGAATGAGCCAGGAAGAAGCGGGAAAGCAGTAAAGCAGCCGCTGACCTTCTTCCTGATGTCGTTGGCGCTCCGGTTGGGGCGTACTCTCCACGAACTGCGCCAGACCATGACCGCCAGCGAGCTCAAAATGTGGATCGAGTTCGACCGCATCAGTCCGATTGGTGACTGGCGCGCCGATGCTCAGGCGGCGCAGATCTCCGTTGCAATGCTGAACTCTCAGGGCGGGAAATTCACCATTCCTGACGTGATGCTGAAATGGGGTGAGCAGGAAGAAGGCGCTGAAGTCTCTGAACTTGAAGAGTGGATGTCCAGTCTTTGATACCCGCGGATGCGGGCTTTTTTATGGGTGAAATATGGCAACGCTGCGCGAGCTAATCATCAAAATTTCGGCGAACTCTTCTTCTTTCCAGTCTGAGATCGCCAGAGCGTCCCGCATGGGAACCGATTACTACCGCACTATGGAACAGGGCGGGAAAAAAGCTGCAGCGGCCACGCGTGAAACTCAGCGGTCTTTGGCTGACCTTAATTCTCAGCTTGCAACCGTACGCTCCTCTGCTGCCGGGCTTGCTGGTGCGTGGGCTGGAGCATTTGCCACGCATCAGCTGATTCAGTTTGCCGACACGTGGAATCAGTTGAATGGGCGTCTTCGCCTTGCGTCCTCTTCCAGTGAGGATTACGTGCAATCCCAGCGCGTGCTGATGGAGATTAGTCAGCGTACCGGAACATCCCTCGAGGCAAACAGCAACTTGTACAGCAGAATTGCGCAGTCCCTGCGTGATGCCGGTTACGCTTCTGCTGACGTCGCAAAAGTTACGGAAACCGTAGCAACCTCACTGAAGCTGTCTGGCGCCAGTACCGAAGAGGCGAGCTCTGTTATCACCCAGCTTAGCCAGGCACTTGGCTCAGGCGTTTTGCGAGGTGAAGAATTTAACTCCATCATGGAGAACGGTGGCCGTCTGGCGAAACTGCTGGCTGATGGGCTGGGCACCACTGTTGGTGGCCTGCGAAATATGGCCAACAACGGCGAGCTGACGACCAACAAGATCGTCCCATTGCTAACCAATGTCGAGATCCTCCGTAAAGAGTTCGACACCCTTCCTGCATCCATCAGCGGATCTGCACAGAAAGTGCAAAACGCCTTCCTTGCATGGGTTGGCGGGGCGAACGATGCCGTCGGCGCATCATCCACACTCTCCGGCGTGCTGGATGGCCTGGCGAATAATATCGATGATGTGGCAAATACAGCCGGTATTTTGGTTGGTGTTGGCCTCGCTCGTTATTTTGGCAACATGGTCGGCAGTGTTGCTCAGTCAACCCGGGCAGTGCTCGCTAATACGGCTGCCGAGGTTGCGCTGGCGCAGGCTCAGGTTCGCGGCGCTCAGGTTAGCGTTGCTGCTGGTCGGCAGGCTGTTTACCGCGCTCAACAGGCGCGCGCAGCGGCGACGAGCATTGAGGCTCAGATTGTCGCTGAGCGTAATCTTGCTGCTGCTCAGGCATCACTGAATACGGCGCTTGCTGGCAGGGCTTCGGCCGTTAATAACCTCACCAATACAGCCTCGGTGATGTCCCGCCTGGGTAGTGGCGTTCTTGGCATTCTCGGTGGCTGGCCTGGAGTGATTATCGGTGCCGGCGCTGCGATGTATGGCCTTTATCAGCATACCCAGCAGGTGCACCGTGAGGCGGTAGGTTTTGCCAATAATCTGGACGAAATTAACGGCAAGCTGCAGAAAATGTCGGTTCTGGGCCTGCGATCCACGGCAGCCGATGCCCGTACATCATTACAGGCGCAAAAGCAGGATTTGGCCGAACTTGACTCACAAATTGCGAAGGTTAAGGAAAGCCAGGCAGGGCTTGCATTAATTCAGGACAAATATAATAAATCCCCACGGCTAACCTACCTGAATACCTTCATGGATCAGGCTGATATAACCGAGAAAAATATTTCTTTAACTGATCGGTTGTCTCAACTTGAGTTTGAAAGAGAGAAGGTCGCCGCAAGAATAGCGGCCACTCAAAGGCTCGTAAATGAGGCGAGCGATCTCGCTACTCAAAGGGCTATACAGCAGGCCGGTGCAATTTCCATTTTAAATGGTGCATACAAACTCCTGAATCAAACTATGGCGGTGACCCCAACAGTTGAGCCTAAGTTTGTTAGCCCCGTCGTACCTGTTTCTAATGCTACGCCACAACAGCAAACAGCCCTTGAACGAGCTCGTCGTGATAACGAGATGGCCAGCCTCAGCGGCTTAGAAAAACTCCATCAGCAGCACGTCTACGAAGCAGAAGACCTGAAGCTGACGGGGGCGCTTTATACACAGTACATCTACAACAAGGATCAGGCAGCCAAAAAGGATGCAGCAGCTGCGGAGGCAAAAAAAAGCTCCACCGCTGCCTCAAATGCGCAGAGTAAAGCCGAGCGCGAAGCGGCCAGCACCGCCGAACAGTATTCCCGGAAAATGGCCGATCTGAGTGTGGCTATCGACGTGCAACGCGTCCGGGCCACTGAAGGCGAAAAAGCATCCGAGCTTTACGCGGCATCGCACCAGGCAGGCACTAAATGGACCGATGAGCAGCGCAGGGCAATCCAGGCATCATCAGCAGAGCTGGCAAAATGGACGCAAAAAGCCGACGAGAACGTGCGTAAGCAGCGCGAACAAGCCGATGCATTGAAGGATCTAACTGAAGCAGCCCGAAAATTCAGGGATGAGGCGACGCTGACAACCGAAACCGCAGGCATGAGTGATCGCCAGCGCAGCCGGTTCGACGAGACGCAACAGATCGACCGTGTTTTTGCTAAAACTGACGGCGGCACCGAGGCCATCGCACAGCGCGCAGCTGCCCTCGATGCTCTGGATAAGAAATACAAGGCTATAGCAGCAGCTGAAGCGGACTGGATGTCCGGAGTATCACGCGGCTATGCCAACTGGTTTGATGAAATCAGTAACGTATCCGGCACGGTTTCTGACGGGGTGAAAACCACACTCGACAGCGCGTTTGGTAACGTCACCTCAATGCTTGAAGGCAATAAAGTTAGCTGGAAATCGTGGGGGATTTCTGTCCTGCAGATCATCGAAAAAGTGGCGCTGCAGATGGCGGTGGTCAGTGCGATGAGGGGGGCATCTTCTGGTTCTGGCATCTTTGGCTCACTCATCGGCAGTGTAGGCAGCTTCTTCGGGGGCGGTGCGGGAGCATCAGCCAGCACCGGTACGGCGGTTTCCAGTTACGGCTCGAACTTCCAGTTTAACGCCAAAGGCGGCGTTTATGACTCTCCATCCCTGAGTGCTTTCAGTAACGGGATCGTCAGAAACCCCACCATGTTCGCTTTCGCAAAAGGCGGGGCCGGAATCATGGGCGAGGCTGGCCCGGAGGCAATCATGCCGCTGACCCGCGCGCCGGATGGTTCTCTCGGTGTTCGTGCGGTCGGAGGTGGCGGCGGTCAGTCTGTATCTTCGGCGCCACAGGTTTATATCACCATCGATGGCAACGGAAACACTCAAACTCAGGCCTCACCAGGCCTTGAGCAATTTGGTGCCGAGGTCGGGGAATTTGTTGATCGACGTTATAAGCAGAATGTGATGCGTGACATTCGTCCCGGCGGCGACATCTGGAACGCAATGAAAGGAACCCGATAATTATGGCCATTGAAACTTTCACCTGGTGCCCACGGATTAACGCGGAGGCTGATACAAGTTTCCGCGTCAGAAAAGCCCAGTTTGGCGATGGATATGAGCAGGTTTCAGGGGATGGATTGAACACCAGAACCCAGCAATGGACGCTCAACTTCACTGGCAACGAAACCTACATTTCTGCCATTAAATCTTTTCTCGACAGGCATGAAGGAACGAAAGCCTTTCAGTGGAAGCCGCCGCTCGAGCCTTTGGGTTTGTATCGTTGCGAAACGTATAAACCCACCGGGCTGGGCGCGGGGAAATTCAACCTTGAAGCAACATTCATCCAGGCATTTAAACCATGAGCTTAAACGCAGACTATCAGAAGCTTGAATCCGGAAACGATGTTCGTCTGATTGAGGTGGACGGTTCTTCCTTTGGGCTAACGGACGTTCTCCGCTTTCACAATTACCGCATTCCCCACACGGAAGCAGAAATCATCGCCGCTGGTGGGGATGAGTCCAAGCTTCCGGCGAAACCAATCTGGTGGCAGGGAAATGAATACGCCGCCTGGCCGTATCAGCTGGAAGGCCTGGAAAAATCAACCAGTGGGAGCAATGCAACGCCATCACTGACGGTTGCGAACATCGAAAGCTCCATTTCTGCCCTGTGTCTTGCGTATGACGATCTGCTGCAGGCGAAAGTCACTATTCACGACACAAAAGAGAAATATCTCGATGCCAGAAATTTCGCAGACGGCAACCCCACAGCAGACCCGACTCAGGAAAAGCTGCAGGTCTGGTATATCGACGGGAAAACGGGCGAGCTTGCCGGTGAAACCGTTGAATTTGTTCTGTCCAGCCCGATGGACCTGCAGGGGCAAATGATCCCGACGCGACAGCTTCATTCCCTGTGTACCTGGTGCATCCGGAATAAATATCGTACCGGCGACGGCTGCGACTATGCCGGCACCCGCTATTTCGACAAAAACAACAACCCGGTAAGTGATCCGTCGCTGGATGAATGCAATGGCACGCTGACGGCCTGCAAACTCCGATTCGGCGAAAATAACGAACTCTCGTTTGGTGGCTTCCCGGGCACGTCTTTGATCAGGAGTTGATATGCGTCAGAAAACCATCGATACGATTATGGCGCATGCTGCAGCTGAATATCCTCGCGAGTGTTGCGGTGTGGTAGCGCAGAAAAGCCGTGTTGAACGCTATTTCCCGTGCCGGAATCTTGCCGTAGTGCCGGAGGACAATTTTGTCCTTTGCCCCGAAGACTATGCAATTGCTGAGGACTGGGGAACGGTGATCGCCATCGTTCACAGTCACCCTGACGCCACAACGCAACCGAGCGAACTGGATAAAGCGCAATGCGACGCAACGCTTTTACCCTGGCACATCGTGAGTTGGCCTGAGGGGGATTTACGCACCATTCAGCCGCGTGGAGAGTTGCCACTGCTGGAGCGTCCGTTTGTGCTTGGCCACTTCGACTGCTGGGGTCTGGTAATGAGCTATTTCCGGCAAACGCATGGTATCGAGCTGACGGATTATCGGGTGGATTATCCCTGGTGGGAAAACGACTATCCTGACAACTTCTATCAGGATTGCTGGTATGAGTGCGGATTCCGTGAATTCGACGGGCCACCGAAACCAGGCGATATGGTGATCATGCAGGTCCAAGCTGATAAGTGGAATCACGCGGGAATCCTGCTGGAGGGCAATATGCTGCTCCACCATCTGTATGGGCATCTGAGCCAGCGAGTGCCGTATGGTGGCTACTGGCAGGAAAGGACGATGAAGATTCTACGTTTTAAAACGCTATTATGAATCCGTTATGTCGGCATATTTCTGAAAGGGGATTGGCCTGTTATCATTTAACCTTCAAATGTAAAGGGGGAAAAATGAAACGCTTAGCACTTTTGATATTGGCATTTGTTGGAATGCACGTTGAAGCTAGACCAATTACTGCAGATGAGAAAGCTGCAGTAGAAGATGTTATCAGGGAAGAGATGAAAGACCCTGAAGCTGCAAAGTTTTACCATATGGATTTCCCATATCCTGACAATACTTTCACCTATTGTGGATATGTTAACGGTAAAAATTCATATGGAGCGTATTCAGGAAAACAACTATTTGCGACATTCTTAGGTAAAAATGCAGATGGAAAGCTTATCGCGGCATCCTTCGATGTTAACTCACAAACCGGGGAGCCCGTTGACCAGTCTGTTATTTCCACTCTATGTGCAAGTGCCGGCTATGATATCCCCGTCAAAAAAATGTTTTTTAAGGATGTTAATAAAAACAGGGCTGAAAAAGGTATACCCAAACTCAACTCTCAATACATGAGGCCCTGAACATTAATAATATCAAACCGCTTAGGCGGTTTTTTTATTTGGAGGTGCTATGCATGAGGTAATGACCCGTATTGAGCTTAGCGGAATACTGGGTAAAACATATGGGAAAGTTCATCACCGCCTGGTTCTCACCACTGCTGAAGCCATTAATGCACTTGCAAAAACAATCAATGGTTTCGAGAAATTCTTAAACACTAGCAAAGCCCGAGGGCTGACATATGCTGTTTATAGAGATAAAAAGAATATTGGCGTTGATGATTTAGGATTTCCCGTCACCGGCGAAGTGATCCGGATTGTCCCTGTAGTAATTGGAAGTAAAAAAGCAGGTCTTTTGCAGACGATCTTGGGGGCCGTGCTTATTACTGCAGCTGTATTGACTGGCCCCGGCGGTATTGGCGCTGCTTTCGCTGCTGGTGGATTGACGGGGTTTGCTGCAGCCACTGGCGCCTCGTTGGTCCTCGGTGGGGTTATTCAGCTTCTTTCACCACAGCCATCAGGCATAGCCAGCAAACAAAGCGCAGATAACCGTGCATCGTATGCGTTCGGCGGGGTGACAAATACCGCCGCACAGGGTTACCCGGTACCGCTACTGTACGGCCGCCGGAGAATCGGCGGGGCAATTATTTCTGCCGGAATTTATGTCGAAGATCAGCAGTAGATAACTAACTTTTTTTTCTGGCCACCTTCGGGTGGCTTTTTTATGGGCGCAATATGGCTACAGAAAAAGTGTTAAAGGGCCGCAAGGGCGGCAGCTCAAGTTCCCGAACCCCTACCGAACAGCCTGATGATCTGCAATCTGTAGCGAAGGCAAAAATCCTCGTTGCGCTTGGTGAAGGGGAGTTTGCAGGGCAGCTAACCGGCAAAGATATCTACCTGGACGGAACGGCACTGGAGAATGCTGACGGCTCCCAAAACTTCAGCGGCGTAACGTGGGAGTTTCGCGCGGGAACGCAGGCGCAAAAATATATTCAGGGTATTCCCGGTACCGAAAACGAAATCAGCGTAGGAACTGAGGTATCAAGCGCTACAGCCTGGACGCGCACGTTTACCAATACGCAGCTTTCAGCAGTTCGTCTGCGTCTTAAATGGCCCTCGCTTTTCAAACAGGAGGACGACGGCGATCTGGTGGGTTACTCGGTCAATTATGCAATTGACCTGCAGACGGACGGCGGCGCATGGCAGACGGTACTCAATACCAGCGTGACCGGAAAAACGACGTCTGGTTATGAGCGCAGCCATCGTATTGATTTACCGCAGGCTGGCAGCACCTGGACAATCCGCCTGCGTAAGATTACCTCTGACGCCAACAGCGCGAAGATCGGCGACACGATGACGCTGCAGAGCTTCACTGAGGTGATTGACGCCAAGTTACGATATTCAAACACAGCGCTACTCTACATCGAATTCGATTCAAGTCAGTTTAACGGCTCTATCCCGCAGATCTCCTGCGAGCCCCGCGGCCGTGTTATCCGCGTTCCAGATACCTACGACCCCGAAACACGAACGTACAGCGGTACATGGACCGGTGCGTTTAAGTGGGCATGGACGGATAACCCAGCGTGGATTTTTTACGATCTGGTTGTTTCTGACCGCTTTGGTCTGGGCCACCGACTCACTGCGGCGAACATCGATAAGTGGACGCTGTACCAGGTGGCCCAGTATTGCGATCAGATGGTACCAGACGGCAAAGGTGGCAACGGGACCGAACCACGTTATACCTGCAACGTGTACATTCAGGATCGGAACGACGCCTACACAGTCCTGCGTGATTTTGCCGCTATCTTCCGTGGCATGACCTACTGGGGCGGGGATCAGATTGTGGCCCTGGCTGACATGCCGCGCGATGTTGATTACAGCTACACGCGCGCTAACGTTATTGGCGGTCGCTTCACCTATTCGAGCAGCACCACGAAAAGCCGCTACACCACAGCGCTGGTTTCATGGTCAGACCCTGGGAACGCTTATGCCGACGCGATGGAGCCGGTATTTGAGCAGGCGCTGGTGGCGCGGTACGGCTTCAATCAGCTGGAAATGACAGCCATCGGCTGCACCCGGCAGTCAGAAGCGAACCGAAAGGGGCGCTGGGGTATTCTCACCAACAATAAGGATCGCGTTGTTTCGTTTGATGTTGGCCTGGACGGAAACATTCCGCAGCCGGGATACATCATCGCCGTGTCAGACGAGCTTCTGTCCGGCAAAGTTATGGGCGGCCGCATCAGTGCTGTTAACGGTCGCGTGATTAAACTTGACCGCGTAGCTGATGCTGCAGCAGGCGATCGCCTTATTCTCAATCTTCCCTCCGGTGCGTCACAGAGCAGGACTATTCAGGCGGTTAACGGGGAATCAGTCACAGTCACCACGGCATACAGTGAGACACCACATGCCGAAGCTGTATGGGTGGTTGAGTCAGATGAACTCTACGCCCAGCAGTATCGTGTTGTCAGTGTCTCCGATAACAATGATGGTACCTTCTCGATTACCGGCGCATGGCACGACCCGGATAAATATGCCCGTATCGATACCGGAGCCATCATTGACCAGCGGCCCGTGAGTGTAATCCCGCCTGGTAACCAGTCGCCGCCGGCTAACATTGTGATCAGCTCGTTTTCAGTGGTGCAGCAGAATATCAGCGTCGAAACCATGCGTGTGAGCTGGGACCAGGCACAGAATGCTATCTCCTACGAGGCACAGTGGCGCCGCAATGATGGTAACTGGGTAAACGTACCGCGCAGCTCAACCACGTCATTCGATGTTCCGGGTATTTATGCCGGGCGTTACCTTGTGCGCGTGCGCGCTATTAATGCCGCTGAAATATCCTCTGGCTGGGGCTACTCCGAAGAGAAAACGCTGACGGGCAAGGTGGGAAATCCACCGAAACCTGTCGGCTTTGCGACAACGCCGATCAACTGGGGAATTCGCCTGAACTGGGGATTCCCGGCTAATACCGGGGACACGCTGAAAACGGAAATTCAGTACACCGCGAACAGTGATTTCTCGAATCCTCTTTTGTTGTCGGATGTGCCTTATCCGTCTGCCGAATACACCCAACTGGGACTGAAGGCGGGGCAGGAGTTCTGGTACCGAGCGCAGCTGGTAGACAGAACGGGTAATGAATCAGGCTGGACCGACTGGGTTCGTGGCGAATCTAATGCGAATGCTGATGACTACCTGGGCGATATTGCTGATGATTTCCTGACGTCTGCCGATGGTGACCGCCTGACAAGCGACATTGATACCAATCTGGAAGCAGCGTTGCAGAACGCGCTGGCTAACCATGGAACGGTGGAACACCAGTGGGCGCAGTACGGCGAAGTGCGCGCGGATATTCTGGTGGTTAAAACGACCATTGCAGATGTTGATAAAGCGATGGCTGAAATGTCCACTCAGGTGCAGGCGCAGTTCAATGATGTGACTGCAGCTCTGGAAGATAAACTCACCGCCGTAGTTGATGCCTCCGGAGCATCTGCGATTTACACCCTCAAAACCGGAGTACGGATTAATGGTGTGATGTATAACGCAGGGATGTCGATTGCTGTGCTGGCAGAAGCGGGTAAGCCGGTAGTCACCCGCGTTGGATTTAACGCCAACCAGTTCGTCCTGATGAGTGGCAGTAGTGATACGCAATATTCGCCGTTTGCTGTTGTTAATGGTCAGGTGTTTATCAGCGATGCGTTTATTCAGTATAGCCAAATTACGCTGGCGAAAATTGGCGAGCTGCGGTCCGCTAACTATGTCCAGGGTCAAACCGGCACCATCATGAAATCCGATGGGACGTTTGAAATTAACGGTGCAGTTTCAGGTGAAGGTGCAATGAAAATAACCAATATTAACCAGAGCGTTAAAGATAAAAATGGGGTTCTGCGCGTACAGTTTGGTCGACTGACTGGAGTCTGGTAATGGCTGAGTGGGGGTTTGCTTCATGGGATGCCAGTGGCGTCCCAAATAACTACGGCGTTAAGCCAGTAAGCCTGGTAGGCAAAATAGATTTAAATGAGGGTCAGAAATCAGGCTCATATTCATTTACTGTGCCTGCCGGATTCAAGCTGGGCTATATGGTCGGTCTATCTCCGTCATTTGATAATTACCAGGCAGGGCGAAGAACAATCAGTGTGAGTGGCAATGCTATCGTTGTCGGGAGTGCCGGTGATAATTCCATCGGTACTAACGTATATGTGGCAGACAAAACCCAGGTAGTTGTATTTCTGGAGAAAGCCTGATGGATTACGGGATAATGATAGTTAATGATGCAGGCAATCCCTTCATTACACCACAGTCTGTTCCCATATCGCTTTACTCGAAAGGTTCTGCTAACTCTATAAAACTGAGTTCAGGTAACAGTAGTGCAACAGTAACGCTGCCGAGGCCAAATAACTGGGGGGCTGTGATTCCGTTTGCCTATACGACGCAGCCATGTGCCCTGAAGGCATCTGTTGATGCAAATAATAATCTGGTTGTGACTGCAATCAATATCCTGGCCGCATCGTTCACTTTGTCTGTTTTTTTGTTTACTGAGTTTACCCCCACACTTCCTGATTACGGTTTTGCATCTTGGAATGCTGCCGGGGATTTGGTTTTCACTAATGAGATGAAGGTACTAACGGACGTTCAGACTTTGGGTAATCCGTCCTCAGATACGGATTCCGGGATAACGCTGGATAAAACTCTGAACGGACGGTTTGCCGTAATCCCACAAATGACAGGCGTTATTCACTGGAGGAATACCGTGGGGGGGAACATTGTGCAGATACCCAACGGATTCTCAGCGTATTTCAATGGGAGCACCACCCGAGTAAACAGCCAGGCATATATTTTTACAGGTGGTAGCGGCTGGATTCAGGCTGGTTACAGCAATAACGCAAGGGCAGCAATTGTTCTTGATGTATCGAAGTATCTTTAGCCTCAGTTTCGTCTTCACAAAATATCAATTCATTCTATCGAATAATATCCGGAGTCATTATGTCCGCAGGAACACTCACCCTGACGAATAACTCTGCTGCAGTTTCCGGCAGTGGAACAGCATTTACTACAGAACTGGCGGCCGGTGATTTCGCTGTCGTTACAGTGGGCGGTATTCCTTACACCCTCCCGGTTAAGACCGTCAACAGCAATACATCACTGACACTGGTGAGTAATTTCACCGGACCAACGCAGTCAGGAGCGGCC